ACAAAGGAGAAGTCAAAATGGATTTCGATAACATCACACCAATGGATTCACTTGAAGAAAAGTGGACTCCCATTCTAGAACATAGCGATCTTGAGCCAATTCAAGATCCTTATAAGAGAAAGGTCACCGCTGTCCTTCTCGAAAACGAAGAGAAGGCTCTTCGTGAGCAGAACCTAACCGAAACCCCCATGAACGCTCTTGGTGGTAACCTCGGTGGCGGTGCTGTTTCAGGTAACTCCAGCAACTACGCTGGTTTTGATCCCGTTCTCATCAGCCTCGTTCGTCGTGCTATGCCCAACCTAATGGCATACGACGTTTGTGGTGTGCAGCCCATGTCTGCTCCCACTGGCTTGATCTTCGCAATGCGTACCAAGTACGCTAACTTGTCCAGTGGTAATGCAACCTTCGGTGAAGAGGGTCTCTTCCAAGAGGCCGACACCCGTGCAGGTTCAACTGGTGGTGACTTTACCTCAGCCGCCGCCATCAGCACCGATCCCTTCGGTTCTGGTACTGCTGCTAACTCAGCCGCTCAGTCGCCTGGTATGCTTGTCGCCAACTCCGAGCGTCTTGGTGAAGGCAACGATCAAGCATTCCGCGAAATGGGATTCACCATCGAGCGTGTTGCTGTTGAAGCAAGAACCCGTGCCCTCAAGGCTCAGTACACCACTGAACTCGCACAGGATCTCAAGGCTGTTCACGGACTTGATGCAGAGACTGAACTCTCTAACATCCTCTCCACCGAAATCCTTGCTGAAATCAACCGCGAAGTCATTCGTAAGATCTACAACAATGCTAAACTCGGCGCTCTACAGACTGACCTTACCTTCTCTGGCACCAAGACAGAGGCTGGTATCACTACTGATGGTGTCCTAGTCACACCCCACGTTCGTCAGGGTGTCACTGGTGGTATCTACGACATCAACCGCGATGCCGACGGTCGATGGTCCGCAGAGCGTTTCCGTGGTCTCATGTTCCAGTTAGAGCGTGAAGCCAACGTAATCGCTAAGGAAACTCGACGCGGTAAGGGTAACTTCTGTATCGTCTCTTCCGACGTTGCTTCAGCCCTCGCAATGGGTGGATTCCTCAACATCTCACCAGCACTAAACGTCAGCCTCAACGTTGACGATACTGCTAGCACCTTCGCTGGTGTTCTTAACGGTAAGATGAAGGTCTACATCGATCCCTACGCTGGTACTCGTAACTTCGTCTGTGTCGGTTACAGAGGTTCTTCGCCTTACGATGCTGGTATGTTCTACTGCCCCTACGTTCCACTACAGATGGTCCGTGCGGTCGGTGAGGATACCTTCCAGCCCCGTATCGGGTTCAAGACCCGCTACGGAATGGTCACCAACCCCTTCGTTGGAACTGCAAGTACCAACAACATCGAGACCACTGGTGTCAACCAATACTACCGTATCTTCGAGATTCTTAATCTCCACGGTCAGAACGTCGCACTCAACCCTTGAGTCTAGTTCTAAGGTAGCATAAAGCACAGCCTCCCTCACGGGGGGCTGTGTTTTTTTGTATACATACTTTATTGGGAGAATATTATGTCAGGTAAAGCACCAGATTCAGTAAACTATCTGAAGAACAATGGCTTCAAATTTGAGATTCCTAGAATCCCAAATGTAAACTTCTATATCCAACAAGCAAATATCCCATCAATAGATGTTGATAACGTAGAAACTAAAACCCTGTATGCACAGCCTGTTTACGATACAGGCGGAAGAATTTCATATGGCTCATTGAATCTATCTTTCATTGTTGACGAAGACATGAACAACTACATGGAAATCTATAACTGGATAAGAGGTCAAGTTCCTGTTGAAGATAGTCCGCCTCTTCGAGATGCAGATTCACTAGCAAGTGCCATTCTTATAGTCATGGACAACAAGAGTAGACCCAACATCGAGGTTCAATATCAGGACATATTTCCAGTTAGGCTAGATGAAATCGGATTTGATTTGACAACCACCGATCCAGACCCTATAATTATAAATACAGAATTTAAATTTACTGGATTGAAAATCACTAAACTATGAACTTGAATGATATTCGTGAGATGGTCAGCAAAGACCTAGAGATGGATCGAACCGAACTGGATATCGAGTCTATCAAAACACCCCAACTTCATAACAAGTATCTTATCCTATTCACGGATGAGACGTTGTTGTTTAAGAAGATGCAGGCAGAGTATAAGACACTTCGTAAAGATAAGTGGCTATACTACACTGGTAAGATGGGAGATGACGAACTGAAGCAGAGGAACTGGGAGCCATTTCCTCTCAATGTTCTTCGTGCTGATACTGATCAGTTTATCGAATCGGATCGTGAACTAATCATTCAGTCTCATCGTCTTGCCCTACAGGAAGAAAAGGTCAAGTATCTCGAAGGGGTAGTAAAGATCATCAACAACCGACAGTGGTATATTCGATCCGCAATCGACTGGGCTAAATTTTCTAACGGCGGATAACTCATACATATAGTGTATGAGTGATATTTCTGTTCTACATTTAGATTCTGTATATGTGAAATTGGATTGTGAGAGGTGGATAGCAAAAGAGTTATCCGACTTCTTCACGTTCAAAGTTCCAAACCATGAGTTCAGTCCCGCTTACAAAAAGAAGCAGTGGGACGGCACTATCAAGTTATTCAACTTATACAAGCAGACTATCTACCGAGGCTTACTGGATTATGTAATTCAGTTCGCTAAGGATAGAAATTATAGTATCCAGTTAGAAGAAACGCTGAAGGACTCTCTACCGTCCTCAGAGTTCTCTCAGAGCGACGTTACGGACTTTATTGACTCCCTGTCCATCGTAGCAAATAATAAAGCAATTAAACCACACTTACATCAAGTGAATGCTATCCAACACGCACTAAACACCAAGAGATGTCTCCTGCTGTCTCCTACTGCGTCTGGGAAGTCGCTGATCATCTATACACTGATGCGTTACTATATGGAACTGCTGCCCCCAGATAAGAAGTTGCTGATCATTGTTCCAACCACAGGTCTTGTATCACAGATGCTCGAAGACTTCAAAGACTATTCGTCTAACGACGACTGGGATTGTATGTCCAATTGTCATCAAGTGTTCAGTGGACAGTCGAAAGAAACAGATAAGAGAATTGTCATCTCAACTTGGCAGAGTTTATACCAAATGCCAAAAGAATATTTTTCAAAATTCGGTTGTGTGTTTGGAGATGAATGCCACTTATTTAAAGCCAAATCGCTCTCGACTCTAATGTCGAATCTAGATGACTGCTACTATCGAATAGGAACTACAGGCACACTCGACGGAACACAGACACACAAACTTGTAATCGAAGGACTCTTTGGTAGAGTGTTTCAGGTTACAACAACCAAGAACCTAATGGATAAGAAACTCCTATCGACTTTGAATATCAACTGTCTTACATTACAGTATACCAAAGACGAGAAGGAGTTTATGAAGAGAAAAAAATATCAGGATGAAATAGAATGGATTGTTACTCATGAGAAGAGAAACCAGTTTATTGCCGAACTAACCAACAGGTTAAAGGGTAATACTCTAGTCCTCTTCAACTATGTGGAGAAGCACGGTAAGCCGTTGTATGAATTGATTAGTCAAGGAGATAAAGAGACTTTCCTCATACACGGAGCAACAGATGTCATACAACGGGAAGAGATTCGCAAGATCGTTGATAGGAAAACTAACTCGGTTTTGGTTGCGTCTTACGGAACCTGCTCTACTGGCATTAATATTAGGAATATTGATAACATTGTTTTCGCTAGCCCTTCTAAATCTGTTGTGAGAGTTCTTCAGAGTATCGGCAGAGGACTACGAAAATCAGATAGGAAACAGAATGTAAAGTTGTTTGATCTTTCAGATGATCTTACCATAGGAAAATATGAAAATCATACTTTCCGACATCTTGGAGAGAGAATCAAAATATATACTAGTGAGAAGTTTGATTATGAGATATCGAAAATTCATATAAGGAGATGATTATGACTGATGAGATTACGAGCAGAATCATCCGATTGAAAAATGGAGATGATGTGATAGCAAAGATTGTAAAGTCAGATCGAAAGAGATTGACTCTACAGAAGCCCTTCTTATTCAGAACACAATCAGTTATAGATCCGATGAGCGGCATGAAGAAAGACGTTACCATGCTTCAGAGTTGGACCGCGTTTGCTGATGGTGATGAGATTACAATTCAACAGGAGAATATTCTTGCCTTTCTGAATCCCACAGGGGAAACAGAAAAACTCTATACCATAGAGAAGAAGAGGGAAGAAGAACTTAAGAAGAAAAGAAATGTAATCAACTACAATGACGAAGAGAATCCAAATTCACATCCACCAAAGAATCCTTTGAGTGATTTGTTTGATGTGAACAAAAACGTTGACGATGCCATGAAGAAGATGTACGACGAACTGGCAGATCAACTTGATGGTGTAGATGGACTGGATGATTTGGATGAGGATGAAATGCAAGAGTTCATCGTGATGACTCTAATGATTCCACCTGAGATGTTAAAGAAGATGTTAGATCAGGGTATCATTAAGCCTGATCAGATGTCTGAGTTCTTATTTGATAATATGAACTCAGAAAAGATTACTGAGGAATACACAGGGGATGATAAGAATCATCCAGACTTTGGCAATAGACTGACTGATTGGAGTTCGGATATCGACGAGTACCTCAAATAATTTGGAGACCACATGGATCGAGAAGTCTTGCTCCTGAACGCTTCTGAGGAAGTATTAAACGTGATCGATTGGAAAAAAGCAGTAGCCCTTTTAGAATCTGGGAAAGCAATAAAACCTTATTTCTTTTCTAAGATTTATAAAATTAAAACATCGAAGGGAACATATCCGCTTCCTGCGGCTCTCATGTTGATTCGATATGTTATGACACCACATCAATCACACCTACCTACAAGAAGAAATATTTTCAAGAGGGATGACTGGACTTGCCAGTATTGTGGTTTAAAATCTAAGAACAAAAAGACACTCACCATTGATCACGTTATGCCTAGATCAAGAGGAGGCGATTCTTCTTGGACAAATCTAACGACTGCTTGTGCTTCTTGTAATTCAAAGAAGGGAAATCGCAAACCCAAAGAATGTAACATGCCCCTGATAAACAAACCAAGAAAACCAAAGCATCTAGAGATGCAGTTGGCTGAAATACAAGAAGAGTTGCTTCGTGTCTGGGAACGATGGATACCAACCTAACTGTATCCGGTATCCGGAGGTATCCCTTTTCCTCTCGACAAGTCGAATTATATGGGGGTTTGGAAAACTGTCAAGGAAAAACTTGACAATAATTTTTTAGAGGGTATATTATGACAAAAGGAAGTGATTCACATGGTTAAGAAGAAAAGCACAAATCATTATATCGATAACAAATTGTTTTTCGAGAAGATGTCCGAATGGAAAGAGAAAGTAGTCCTTGCCGAAAGTAACGGAGATCCCAAACCTCCCATTACAGAGTATATCGGTGAGTGCTTTATCAAGATCGCAACCAATCTTGCGATGAAGCCTAACTTCATGAACTACTCCTTCGTCGATGAAATGATCGGCGATGCGATTGAGAATTGTATTCTATATGCACACAATTTCAATCCCGAGAAGTCGAAGAATCCTTTCTCATATTTCACTCAAATTATTTACTATGCCTTTCTCAGACGTATCGAGAAAGAAAAGAAGCAGTCATACGTTAAGTTCAAGATGATTGAAGAAGGTGATCACGCTGGTCATATCCACAAGTGGTTCAAGGAGAATTACTTTGATAAGAATCCAAATGATGCAATGAAAGAGTTCTTTCAGTTAAATGATAATGACTTGAAGAAGTTTGAGCCTAAAAAGAGTAAGAAGAAAAATCAAGCCGGCTTGACTTCATGTTTTGAGGATGTAAATGAAGATAGCAATAATAAATGATACTCATTGGGGCGCAAGATCAGATAGTCAAATCTTTCTAGAATACTTCACGGACTTTTTTCGTGAACAGTTCTTTCCGTATCTGAAGGAGAACAACATTAATACTGTTCTTCATCTAGGTGATCTTATGGACAGACGAAAGTTTGTCAACTTCAATACACTGAATACTGTTCGTAGTGAGTTCATGGAGCCACTGCTTCGTGAAGGCATCGTCGTTCATTGTATTCTAGGCAATCATGATACGTTCTATAAGAATACCAATGATCTTAACTCGGTTAACGAGTTGTTCGGTGATCGTTATTCAAACTTCTTTATCTACCAACAGCCGATTGATCTAGAATTTGATGGCGTAAAAGTTGGTATGGTTCCGTGGGTAAACAGCGAGAATCGTGAGAAGACTTTAGAGTATCTAAAGAATACAAAGAGCAACATCATCTGTGGTCACTTTGAACTGAATGGGTATGAGGTGATGCGAGGACTGCCTTTTGATGGTGGTATGTCGGATGAACCTTTGCGAAGGTTCGATATGGTTCTGTCTGGACACTTCCACAGCCGTAGCGTCCAGAACAATGTTACATATCTTGGTACTCAATATCAGATTACCTTCAGTGATCTCAACGACAGAAAAGGCTTTCATGTCTTTGACACAGAGACGAGAGACTTGGAGTTTGTGGAGAACCCACGAAAGAAGTTCTTTAAGATCTCATACGACGACAGCCAAGACTTTGACATCAGCAAGTTCCCATTCGGCGAATACAAAAACGCCTATGTCAAGTTGTTCGTTGACAATAAAACTAAACCATATTTGTTTGACAGGTTCCTTGATAATCTATATGATGTACCAGTGTCTAATGTTACGGTAGTCGAAGACTTCGGTGGCGAAGATGAAATTGAAGAGGACGTTGATCTGTCTTTGGATACTGTTTCAATCATATCGAATGAGGTTGAAGATATGAAGGAACTGAACCAAGAGCAGAAGACAAAATTAAAACTGATGATTCGTGATTTGTATATGGAGTCGTTGTCTGTATGATTGAATTTAAAACTGTCCGATTTAAGAACTTCGGTTCTTTCGGAAACTATTTCACAGAAATATATCTCGACAAATATTCTATGGTTCTAGTGTCAGGATCGAACGGTCAGGGTAAGTCTTTTGCCCTGCTTGATTCTATTACATTCGGTCTGTTTGGTAAGCCGTTTCGTAAGGTAAACATTCCTCAGTTGGTCAACAGCATCAACCAGAAGCATTGCGTGGTTGAGGTCGAGTTCTCGATTGGTAAAGATGACTACAAGGTTCGTCGTGGTCTGGCACCAAAGATCTTTGAGATCTACAAGAACGATGTAATGCTACATCAGGATGCCAAGGCGAAAGACTATCAGCGAATGCTTGAGGAGCAAATCCTGAAGATGAACTACAAGTCATTTACTCAGGTGGTGATTCTTGGTAGTTCATCATTCGTTCCTTTCATGCAGTTACCTGCCGCAGACCGCAGAGAAGTGATCGAGGACATTCTAGATATCCAGATTTTCTCCACAATGAATACACTTATGAAAAGTAAATATTCTGAAGTGAAGGAAAGTATTGGCATTATAGATCAAAAGATCGAAGTGATTGTGGAGAAGGTTTCTGTTCACAAGAAAATGATCGAGACGCTACAGAAACAAAACGAAGACAACCTCGAAGTGATCATGACCGACATCAAGAACACAGAAGACAACATCAAAGAACTTGAATCTAAGATTGAGGTTCTACAAGTAGAGGTTGACAGCCTGTTGCTCGGTCTGAGTGAACAGGATGAAACTAAAAAGACATTCAAGGAACTGACAAAGAAGTTGAACCAGACAGAGCAGATGTTAAATCGTCTAGAAAAAGAGATGAAATTCTACACCGAGAATGACAACTGCTCGACTTGTCGTCAGCCAATCGCCGATGATCATAAGGATAAAATTTGTTCGTTGATTACAGAGGAGCAGGACGAGAAGAATAAAATTCGAGTTGAACATGAAACAAGCATTGATGCTGTGGAGAAGAAGTTAGATGAGTACACGGAAACACTCGGCCGAATCCGCGAGAAAGAAAAGGAAATTAGTAACCACAACACGACGATCCGAGCCAACCAGAGTTACATCACGAAGAACCAGAAAGAGTATAGTAGGCTCATGTCCATCGATAAAGAGAACCTCAAAGAGAAGGACATCCTTAAGAATCTTGCGAAGGAAGGCAAGGAACAAGTAGAGAAGCATCAAGAACTAAAAGAGGAAAAGGTTCTCGCCGAGTATGCTATGGCACTATTAAAGGACAGTGGGATCAAATCTAAGATCATCCGACACTACCTCCCAACCATGAACAAACTCATTAACAAGTATCTAACTGTTATGGATTTCTTTGCCCAGTTCAATCTAGATGAAAACTTCAATGAAACTATCAAGTCAAGGCACCGAGATGATTTTAGTTATATGAGTTTCAGTGAAGGTGAAAAACTTAGGATCGACTTAGCAATACTACTAACATGGCGAGAAATTGCTAGGTTGAAGAACAGTGCTAACACTAACTTACTAATTCTTGACGAGGTGTTCGATTCGTCTTTGGATTCAGGGGGTACAGACGAGTTTATGAAACTACTTCATAACTTAGGATCCCGATGTAATGTTTATATTATTAGCCACAAGGCGGATCAGTTAGCAGATAAATTTAATAACATGATGGTATTTGATAAGAAGAATAACTTTAGTAAGTTGAAGATAGTATGAACTTATTCACACAGACAGCAGAAGACTACTTAGAGATGATCGGTGATTGGACAGACTCCCTCCCTGCTCCCGTTGTAGAGGAGCATGAGGGGTTCCTCGTTGTCCGTGACGATCTCGTTGGTGGTGGGTCGAAGATGCGATTCGCCGACTACCTGATCCAGTCACAGCCTGAGATTGATGAGTGGGTGTATGGCAGTTCACCTGCCACTGGTTATGCTCAGATCTCACTTGCACATCTGTGTGGCAGGTATGACAAGAAGGCAGTGATCTTCATGGCAGATCGTGCTGTCGAAAAAAGACACGCTTATCAGTTGCAAGCAATCGAAGCAGGTGCTATAATGCACTGGATCCCAAACGGGATGCTTAGTGTGACCGAGAAAAGGGCAAGAGATTATGTTGCAGAAGATCCAACACGCCGCAGATTGCTTCCTATTGGCTTTGACCATCCTACTGTTATCGCTTCCATCATTCGGGTTGCTCGTAGCATGGATGTATCTCCAGATGAAGTCTGGACGGTAGGTTCAAGTGGAACACTCACCAGAGGACTACAACTCGCGTGGCCACGATCCTCCTTTCACTGCGTCCGTGTGGGACATAGCGGCGAGTATGGAGAGGCGAAGATCTACGAATCTAAATACGCCTTCAACAAAGCAACCAAAGTGTTGCCCCCATTCCCGTCCGCACCAACCTACGACGCAAAGGCGTGGGAGTTTATCAAGGATCATGCGTCACCTGGCGCACTTTTTTGGAATGTAGGAGCATGAGATTTTACGAGAGAAATAATGCCATCATTAACAGTGATGTCAATGTAAACTTTGAAGACCTTCTAGAGATGACACCCGATCAGTTTAAGGATTGGGTGATTCGTCTTCGTGAAGAGTTGACTGCCGCTTGGGATAACAACGGATGTCCTCCTCGAACGGGAAAGAACGAGGAAGATATTATTGCTTCCTTCAATCGCATGTCGGAGTTTCCTGTCCATCAGTTTGAGTTCGATGATGAACTTAGCGAGACGCCGAAGGATGTGATTATCAACAAGTCACGACTAGGTGTTGAAGCCGATCAGTTCTTCGATAATATGTTCAAGACCAGAATCAACTACACGGAGAAAGACAATGGACACTCGATCTACGATCTTGTCGCCAATCCAGATTATTTTGAGCGAGTGTATAAAGGTTCTCTTCGTCACTTTCGTAGGGACTCTTTTTATTCTCATGCTGTCTCCACCCTCAAGCGTTCGCGGAAGCATAGCGTTGTATCTGTTGATTCTGCTAGGGACTGGATGCTCACTTTTTTTGAGAACCCGACGATGTTTGCGGGCAAGGACTTCTTGCTCGAACAAGTCAAGGTCAGAGAAGGACTGAACACAGGCTATCATCAAGTGGAGCAAACAAACATTCTTCAGTTGACAAAGGAAGAGGTTGAAGAGTTCCGCGATCGCCTAGCGTATCGACATCACTCGACTTTCGATATTGATAACATGGACGACGAGTCTGTCTATGCCATTCGTTTGTATGATAAAGGTAAGAAGATTTTTCCTGGCGGGTTCAAGTCGTTTCGTATTGGTTACATTCAACCCGCAGTAAACTTCCCGCCGATGACCGCTAAATACTTATATGAGCGATTCACTAACCACATCAAAGACAGACCGATTAAGATCTATGATCCGAGCAGTGGCTGGGGCGGTCGTATCCTTGGGGCTATGTCTGTCCGTGATGATCGCACTTTGCATTACATTGGCACTGACCCCAATCCTGATAACTTTAATAGTGATGGAAGTTCTCGTTACAGTGATCTCGCAGATTTTTACAACACCAAAACCTACAGATCAAACCCCTTCTTCTCAAGCACACATACATACGAAGTCTTCCAACTAGGTTCTGAGGAGATTCAGCATGACAAAGATTTTCAAAAGCACAGAGGCGAGATTGACTTGGTGTTTACTTCTCCTCCTTATTTCAATAGAGAGGCTTATAGTGAAGATGAAAATCAAAGTTACAAGAAGTATGGAAGTTCCTATGAGTCTTGGCGTGATGGATTCTTGCGACCGACACTTTCCACTTGTGCTGAATGGTTACGACCAGACGGCTATCTCCTATGGAACATTGCAGACATATTGATCAAGGGAGAATATCTGCCTTTGGAGCAAGACTCTATTGACATACTGGGTGAACTTGGTGTAGAATATAAATACAAAATGAAAATGGCACTAGAAGGAATGCCTGGTCAGAACCGCGTGGGTGAAGACGGCAAACCAAAGTGTAAAAACTTCTGTCAAGTGAACGACAGATATTTGAAGTATGAACCTATCTTTGTTTTTCGGAAAGCATAATGAAACAAGACACTGAATTTGGTAATATTCTTGAACGATTCTTAGATGATTACATGATTAAACTTTCTGATGGTGGTTCGATCAGAAAGCCAAACTTTGAGAGTGCGATCAAGTCTTACAAGCCAACCAAAAGAGAAATCAAACTCCTACGAGATCACTTCATTGAAGTGCGTGGTGAGATTACTGGAGCCATCAACAAGACCGACGAGGACTTGGTGGAAGGTTACTCATTTCTTTCGACTACTAAGTTGAAGAAACTAGATGGATATCTTGAATCTTTGATTGAAGTTCTAGAAGAGAAGTCTAAAATCACTCGACGTAAACGAAAGGTCGATCCTAATAAACTCGTCAAGTCGGTTCAGTATATGTCTGAATCAAAAGAGTTCAATCTAGAATCGATCGATCCTGTCAACATCGTGGGTGCTAGTGGCCTTCTCTGTTTCAACACTAAGACCAAGAAACTAACTCTGTTTGAGGCTAGTACTAAGGAAGGTCTTAGTGTCAAGGGAACTACTATTCAAAATTTTTCTGAAAGTTCTGTTACTAAGACTATCAGAAAGAATAACTTCAATCTTCTTAGTAATATAACAGAGGGACGTATCGATTATACCAAGCGTGTTATGGATAATATTAAAACCAAAAACGCTATCCCTACAGGTAGAATCAATAAGGATACTGTGATTCTGAGGACATACTCATGACATATATACTAGGTATTCTTTATGGAAGAATCCTATGGGAAATAAATATCGAGGTTACTACAAAGCAGTAGACGCTAACGGTAACTTAATAACTTATAATCCCGGTGATGTTGTTAGAAAAAATGGATTATATTATCTAGCAACAGATACTATCATCGGTCACTCACCCGAACACGGCACCCGTGTTGGGTGGGTTTCACTTGGTGCTGGTGGTAGTGGTGGAAGTGGTGGGAGTGGTGCTGACGGACCCACTGGACCCACTGGACCCGCAGGTGTGACTGGAGCGGATGGCACAGGTGACACATATGTTGCTGGTACAGGACTGACTCTAAACGGTCCTACTTTTGCGGTTCGAGGTTGGACTAGAGGTGGTGAAACATTCCCAGATAGTCTTGGTGGTATTGTAGCAGGAACATCATTTAGTGATGGAACTACTGCCATTGAAATCTTAGAAACTTTACTCTTCGCATACCAACCAGTTTCATTCTCCGCCTTTGATATTGGACTTTCTTCTGGACCATATGAAGTTGGACAAACCGCTGGTAATACAACGGTAAACTCTACTTGGTCTACTGCTGGTCCAAACGCAAACTGGGTTGCTGGTTCCCTTTCAATCTCTGCAAATCAGAGTGTTGGAACTCTTGTCTCTGGTTTGAACTACGATGGTTCACCTCAATCGATTTCTCATGGGGCGTATAACTTCAATGTAGAAAAAACTCTTACCTTCACGATTGAGGGTGAGCAGGCAAGTGGAAGTAATCCAACTAAAACTGATACCATGAACTGGCGTTATAGATACTTCAGTGGTAGAACTGCGACTGGTTTTGATGGGACAGGTTTAACAGCACAAGGTTTTACTGATACTCTCAGTAGAACATCCCCAGATAACTGGACTTTCACTTTCCCTGCTGTCTCGCCTGGGAATAAAGGTTTCTTCATACTACCACAGAGTGAGTATTCAGGAACTTTAACGATGACTAATACTGCAAATGGATTGGGTTTCCCCTTTGGTCTCACTGGTTCATTTACACATACAAATGAGTATGGTCTTGATATCCTTTATGATATTTGGGAATCTACCAATAACTTTGCGGGTGAAGTTATAATGAGGGTCAATACATAATGGCAAGTATTACAGGAGGAGTACCAGTAGGAGGATTTATTTCTCCGACAGACACGGAGGATACCTTCGCTGTTACCGACCCAACTTATGGGTTGGGTGGTCTGCGTAATGTTGCTTCAACTACTGAACGCGATGCTATTTCTGATGATCGTCGTGAACAAGGTATGTTGGTTTTTGTTGAGAATGAAGGCCAGTATTATGGTTTGTCTGGTGGTGTTAGTAACTCAGACTGGGTTGTCTTTGCACAGGGGCCTGCTGGACCAACTGGGCCTGGTGGTGGTGAAAAGGGAGATACTGGTCCCACTGGAAACACAGGGCCTATCGGTAACACTGGTCCATCTATAACTGGTGAAAAGGGAGAAACTGGACCTACTGGTATTACTGGATTTACTGGTAACACAGGGCCTATTGGTAATACTGGTGATACTGGAAGTAAAGGTGAAACTGGTCCGAGTGGTCCTACTGGTGACCAAGGTGTCAAGGGTGAGACTGGTCCATCTATAACTGGTGACACTGGTCCTACTGGCGATCAAGGCACTAAGGGCGAAACTGGTCCTACTGGTGACCAAGGTGTCAAGGGTGAGACTGGTCCATCTATAACTGGTGACACTGGTCCTACTGGCGATCAAGGTGTCAAGGGTGAGACTGGTCCCACTGGTGACCAAGGTGTCAAGGGTGAGACTGGTCCTACTGGTGTGACTGGTGATCAAGGCACTAAGGGCGAAACTGGTCCTACTGGCGATCAAGGTGACCAAGGAACTAAAGGCGAAACTGGTCCTACTGGCGATCAAGGTGATCAAGGAGCTAAAGGCGAAACTGGTCCTACTGGTGATCAAGGAACTAAGGGTGAGACTGGTCCCACTGGTGATCAAGGTGACCAAGGAACTAAAGGCGAAACTGGTCCTACTG